CAGTGTTTGAAGTCCATATATCTGCTTTCATTGACAGCTTGAAAGGAGTAGGCATGAGTCTTTCCACTGTGTATCCTGCTCCCTGATAATTTTTATAGTTGATTTCACCGTCAACTGTGTCATAGGCACGTTCAGTGATGTTGAGTTTGCTGACAAAACTGGCATCGGCCAGTCTAGAAGTGTCCAACTCAAGCCCTGAAATATAACAGGCGATTCTTGGCACAGTGGACATTTTGTTTTCGCTGTTATCTTTGATAATACTGGCCACTTGCCTAGTAAGGTCGCCATACATCACAGGCACATGGCGCAGAGTGTCATCTCCAGCCTTGTACTTGAATCCAATAAAGATTCGCATGAACTGCGTGACATAGCGTCTTATCTGACCGTCATAAAAATAATCCATTACTCATCCGCCTTGGGTCTAAGAGCCTTGCTGAGGCTTTGTTTTTCTTTGATAGTTTTACCATTCAATACTGACTCTGCATTATTATTGATAAAAGTGGTTTTGTGTGTGAGTCGCACATCTTTATCGAGGAACACATCATTAGGAGATCCGTCTGCTACTACGTCTTCAGCACCCATGTTGCTCATGGTCATTCTAGTGACATCTTCCACTTTTACCCAGCGTGTGCCATTGTAGCGAAACAGACGTTTTGGTAAAAAATCAGTGCGTAGACAAAATTGACCAATGCTCGGCTGAAGAGGAAAACTGATGCCTGCTGAAAATGGTGCGCCGTTAGGAGGTATACCATCTCCGTCACCAATTATGGGACCATCATATTCCGGACTTTGATATATGGTACTGGCTGTGTTGCCAACATAAATTGGATTGTTGTTTTGATCAAACAACAGATTGCCTTCAGCATCGGTGGCCTGTGTTTGCATACTGGCCAATGATGTGGTCAACGATGCATCAACTAATTCTACTTTGCCATTGACATCTTTCTGAATCATGTAATGGCGAGTGGTATCATAGCCACTCTTGGGCGCATCACTTTCTGCTTGATTCAGTACTGCCTGAGTGATCTGCATTTCCTTCTCATAGGTGCTCATGATATCACGCAGTGATTGATCGCTGCCTTCTCCAGCTGCTCTATCTAGAATTTCTTTGAATTCTTGGCTGTCTACTAAGGGCTTGCATTTTGCACGATATAAATGCGGATACCATGTCACAGAAAATCCCTCAGCAGCCCTAGAAACTTCTTCTACCACAAAGAAACGCTTCAAGGCAAATTGAAAATCATTTAGTGCGTATTCGTCTTTGAGATGCGGAAGTTCTATAACATCGCCGGACATTATTTTTCTACCTAATTTTTCTACTGTGTCATTGATATGGAATGTGATAAAAATTGTGTCATTTTGTAGAAATAACCCAAATTGGCTGAGGTTAAAATCTATGTCTTGCAGACTGTATACTCCTCGCAATTGGTAAATGTCAGTGTCGTATTTTCGATCTCTATTTTCTAAAAATAGTAGATCCTGTATGTTGCTGACACTGTTGCCTACATAATTAGGCGTAGTAGGAGTGGTTTCTGTACTGCTTCCAGGACCAATGTACTTGTGAACCAGCACGTCGGTGCCGCCCACTTGGAACATTTCCCAGGCAGTTTTATCAATGAATTTATAATCGTTGCCTTTTTCAGGCCGATATAATGAGAGTCTTGGCATAGTAGTATATTTACCGCTACGATAAATAACAGTATGAGCCAAATTGATCAATCCAAACAAAGCGTTTACGACTACTGTAAAGCCATGCTGGGCGATGGCATGATTGATGTAGAACTAGACCCCATACACTACGAAACTGCCCTAAATCGCAGTCTAGGAGTTTTTCGCCAACGTTCAGATAATGCTGTAGAAGAAAGCTATATGTTTTTGACACTGCAACAAGATCAAAACGACTATATTCTACCCAAAGAAGTCCAACAGGTACGACAGATCTTTCGCCGAAGCATTGGATCAAGAACCGGCAACGGTTCAGGCGGCACAGTATTTGAACCGTTTAACTTGGCCTATACAAATACCTATTTGCTAAGTTCTACCAACATGGGTGGCCTATTAACCTACGAACTGTTTAGTCAGTACCAGGAACTAGTAGGTAAAATGTTTGGATCATTTATTGGTTTCAATTGGCATCCACAGAGTCGCAAACTGACCATTCTACAACGTCCCCGTGGTTTTGAAGAAGTCATGATACAGGTATATAACACCAAACCTGATTTTGCCATAATTGAAGATACTTACGCAGGCCAATGGATCAAGGACTATACCTTGGCTAACTGCAAAATGATGCTGGGACAGGCACGTGAAAAGTTTGCGCAAATAGCAGGTCCAGGTGGCGGAAGCAGTCTCAATGGAGCTGCCATGAAATCAGAAGCCACTGCCGATCTTGAACGTCTTACCAAAGAATTAGAAATGTTGGTCTCAGGCGGATCCGGTTATACATTTATCATAGGCTAATGTCTTGACCTTGTGCTGATTCTATAGTATAATTGTTTATAGGAGACAATTATGATTATTGGAATTTGCGGATTTATCGGTTCGGGCAAGGACACAGTGGCTGACTATCTAGTCAACTTTCACGAATTTAGACGAGAGAGTTTTGCATCCACCCTCAAAGACGCTGTGGCTGCGGTGTTTGGCTGGGATCGAACCATGCTAGAAGGTCGCACAAAACAAGCACGTGAATGGCGTGAACAAGTTGATCCGTGGTGGGCTCAACGTCTTGACATGCCCACGCTGACACCTAGATGGGTTCTACAATACTGGGGTACCGAAGTGTGCCGAAAGGCATTTCATGATGACATATGGATTGCCAGTCTAGAAAATAAAATACGCAATTCACAAGATCACGTGGTAATTTCAGACTGCCGTTTCCCCAACGAAATACAGGCCATAAAAAATGCAGGCGGCAAGATCTATTGGGTGCAACGTGGTGATCTGCCAGAATGGTACGAGGATGCTGTGTTGGCTAACAGTGGTAGCAATGTGGGACTAAACAGCATGAAGATGAAAAAAATTCATGCCAGTGAGTGGGCGTGGATCGGCTGTAAATTTGATGCTGTTCTTGACAATAACGGATCCATAGACGAGCTCTACGATAGATCCAAATTGCTAGTAGTCAGCAACGAGATCTCCCTGGCGCCAAGTCATACCTTCTTTGCCTAATATGCTGGCACAGTTTGAACATACTGTTTTTAAATTGTTGTGACGACAGTTGTCTAAATTGCCGTCTATATGAAACACTCTAAATACTTGGCTATGTGGTGATTTAAATCCGCATTTGTCGCACTGTGATTTCATATGATATCCTGCTCTGAACCAGCGTGGAATACCATGATATACTCCGTATGCCATGCAGATTTCGCACAATGATCTGTAGTAGATCTTGTCGTTCTTTTTGTAGTTAACAGCACGGGGTCGTTGTCCGCACTTACAAAGAGGTCTCATAAATATATTTACACCTTTTCAACCCCTTTTTCATCTAGTATAACAGGCCAATTTTAGCGGATACCGCTAAATAATATGAGCAACTATTACCAGGAGAAAATGGGATGGCACTACAATCACCAGGCGTACAAGTTACGGTAATCGACGAGAGTTTTTATACACCAGCAGAACCTGGTACAACTCCTCTTATCGTTATAGCTACCGCAGAAAGTAAATCTAATGCAGCAGGCACAGGCACTGCTGCTGGTACCACACAAGTAAATGCAGGCAAGGTATTTAAAATTACCAGCCAAAGAGAATTGGTCGACACATATGGTGTGCCGTTCTTTGAAAAGACAGCTTCTTCAAGCCCTATACACGGCGGCGAAAGAAACGAATACGGACTATTAGCAGCCTACAGCTTTTTAGGAGTTTCAAATTCTGCATTTATAGTACGTGCAGACGTTGACCTAGATGAACTGCAGGGTCAGACTTCTGCTCCTGGAGCAGAACCAGCTGACGGTCAATGGTGGTTTGATACAAGAGCAACATCATATGGTATTCAGGAATGGAATTCAGCTCCGGCAACAACCACAGGCGGACAAAAGTTTGCATTAAAAATTCCTCTAGTACTCACTGATGATGACAGTGCAAAAATAAATTCAGGCACTTATGCTCCAAAAGATTCTGTGGGCGCTGTTGGCGACTATGCTGTAGTAGCACAGACTATAGGAAACACAGGTGAAGCAGGATTTAGCCTTGCTAAAGAAGCAATTAAAATCTACTACAAACGCAACCAAGCTCTGCTAGGCGGCGATCATTGGGTAGAAGTTGGCAGCCAAGATTGGGCAGGAAGTCATCCTACAGTGTCGGGAGCCAGCACAGTGACCACAGTCACACCTGGACAAACTTTTTCTATCAACGGCACAACATTGACAATGCCAGGCGGCGCAACGCTATCAGCCTTTGTGACCTACTTCAACAGCGGTAGCGGATTAGTCACTGGTGTAAGAGCAGTGCAATTGAACAGCAGATTGTATTTGTACACAGATGGAGCCACTGAAACAGACGGTGACTCTGCTCTAGCAAACGCTATCACGATTGCTGGTAGTACCGCAGCGGGCTCAGCAATTGCACAATTAGGTATTACTACTGGTACATTTTACGGGCCAGCAATACAACAGACACCGCATACTAGTGTACCAGAGTGGAAGTCAACAAACGCTAAGCCACGTCCAACTGGTTCTGTATGGATCAAGACCACTGAACCAAACTTTGGAGCAAGATACATTGTCAAACAATGGAATTCAGCTACCAAGACTTGGGTAACGTATTCTGCTCCTGTCTACTCAAGCACACACGCTGCCTTGTATTATCTAGATCGCAGTGGTGGCGGACAAGGCATTGCAACAGATAATCTGTTTGTTCAAAGCAACAGCGATGAAAACAGCAACTACGACACATCACCAGAAACTGCGTCATTTAGAATTTACAAAAGAGCAACCACAGGCAATACCGTGGTAACATCTAACGCTGTGATCTCTGGAACATTTGGTGCTGGACTAAACACATTCACATTCAAAGCATCCAGCAAAGGTAATTTGACATTGGATGCTGCCAGCTCAGTGAGCTTTACTGCTCTAGGCACAGTGGGGGATGCAGAACTTATGGCCACAGCAATTAATGCTGTAGGCAGTACCACTGTTGAAGCTTCTGTGACCACAAACAATGAAGTACAAATCATTCACAAAGAAGGTGGTGACATACGTTTTACAGATGGCACAGGATCACCAATAAGTGATATATTCACTGCCTATAACATCGACACAGGCAATGGTACACAGAATCTATACACACCAGGCTCCGGTGCTGCAGAAACTTTCATTGCAACAAATTGGATTCCGTTGGCCTCAGAAGATTTTGCTGCATCAGCTACTGCACCTTTGGCCGAACCACAAGACGGACAACTGTGGTACACTCCAGTGTTTGATGAAATAGACATCATGGTTCACAACGGTGATATCTGGGTTGGATATAAAACAGCAACCAGTCCTTATTTTGCAGCCGCAGCAGCAGACAAAACTGATCCAGCAGGACCACTTGTAGCGGCCAGCGAGCCGACAGTTCAAAGCGATGGAACTCCACTTAAAAATGGTGATCTGTGGATCAGCACAGCCGATCTAGAAAACTTTCCAACTATCTATCGTTATGATGGATTGGCCTTGGAATTTGTCTTGATTGACAAAACCGATCAGACCACAGAAGAGGGTATCTTGTTTGCAGATGCTAGATACGGATCAAGTGGCGCTTCAGGTAACACGGCAGCTACCATCAAAGATCTTTTGTTAAGCAACTATGTTGACTTTGACTGTCCAGATCCAGCACTGTATCCCAAAGGCATGCTGCTGTGGAACCTACGCAGAAGCGGCGGCAATGTCAAAAAATACACTAACAACTACATTGACACAGCAGCCAATAACGTGCGTTACGAAGCGTTATATAATGATGCTGGAACAGGACCTGTTACTGGTGATGGTCAAAGCACTTATGCCACAGATCGTTGGGTCACAGCTTCGCCAAATAATGAAGACGGTTCGGGCAGCTTTGGTCGAAAAGCTCAGCGTAGCCTAGTTGTACAAAAACTCAAATCTGCAATTGACACCAGTTCAGAAGCCCGTGATGAAGAACGTAGAAACTTTAACCTAATTGCTTGCCCAGGATATCCTGAAGCCTACAGCAATTTGATCAACTTGAACATAGACAGAGGAGTTACAGCATTTGTAGTAGCTGATACTCCATTGCGTTTACCAGCAGATGCAACCAGCCTCACAGCTTGGGGCACTAACGCTAATGGCGCACTAGACAACAACGACACAGGTATTGTCAGCTACGACGAATATTCAGCTGTATATTATCCCAATGGATTTACCACTGACCTAGGTGGTGCTAATGCAGTTGTTCCAGCATCACACATGATGTTGCGCACAATTGCTCTAAGCGATCAAGTTAGCTATCCATGGTTTGCACCAGCAGGTACAAGACGCGGCGGCATTACTAATGCAACAGCAGTTGGTTATATTGATGCAGACACAGGAGAATTCCAGTCAGTGGCACTGAACGAAGGACAACGTGACACACTGTATGATCTCAAAGTAAATCCAATTCCATTCTTTGTAGGAGTCGGACTTGTGGCCTACGGTCAGAAGACTCGCGCAAGAAATGCATCAGCACTAGACCGTATCAACGTGTCACGTCTAGTGGTTTACCTACGCAGTCAGCTAAACAAACTGGCTCGTCCTTATATCTTTGAACCCAATGACAAGATTACAAGAGATGAAATCAAAGGGGCAGTTGAGAGTCTGTTGATTGAGTTGGTAGGCTTACGAGCACTGTATGATTTTGCCGTGGTCTGCGATGAATCAAACAATACACCAAGTAGAATTGATCGCAATGAGCTTTATGTTGACATAGCGATTGAGCCAGTCAAAGCGATAGAATTTATCTATATTCCATTGCGTATCAAGAACACAGGAGAAATTTAAAAATGGCACTAACTTCCTTAAATAGAATTTCGGTTCCTGCTTCAGGAGCCAACAGCGGCACAGCCCTGCTGATGCCAAAACTAAAATATCGCTTTCGGGTGATACTACTAGGATTTGGTGTTGAGGCCAGCACAGAACTAACCAAACAGGTTAGTGATGTGACCAGACCAACTGTGACATTTGAAGAAATGACTATTGAAGTCTACAACTCAAAAGTTAAATTGGCTGGAAAACCAAGCTGGGGCGACGTCACGTTAAATCTACGAGACGATGCCAACGGACAGGTTCAGAAAATTGTTGGTCAACAGGTGCAGAAGCAGTTTGACTTCATGGAACAGGCCAGCGCCCGTTCAGGCATTGACTACAAATTCCAAATGAACATTGAGATGTTAGATGGCGGCAATGGTAGTTTTGAACCAAACATCCTTGAAAAATGGGAAACATATGGTTGCTATGTATCTGAAGTAAACTACGGTGAAGCAAACTACGGTTCCAACGAACCGATGACAGTGGCTCTTACTATCAAGTATGACAATGCTGTACAGTTTGCCGGCGGTACAGGTACAGGCACAGCAC